ACTGATTTAAGTATTAGAGTTTTAAAAGATGGTTTATGCACTATTCTATTTAATGCTTTTCTTGCAGGTAAAGTTACTACAATGAGAATGAAAGGTGGCAACACAGACGAATTATATAAAAATGATGGTAGAAAGAAAATGGCTTTATCATTACAGGAACAGCACCCAGATATAGTTAAAGTTGTTTGGAAGTTTAACCGTTGGCACCATCAAGTTGATTACAGCAAGTTTAAAGCTAATAAATTAATTAGAAAACCTTTATTAAACTTATCTAATGAAGTTAATAATTACGGAATGAAATTGGTAACAATCTAATGGACTACGAATTTACTCTTGTTCTATTTGTTCTATATTTTGCAATTCAGGTTTTGATTTCTGTTCTTTAACAGTTTCAAAATCAGCTTCAACAAGTAAACCTTTGTGGTCTTCTAGTATTTGTTTCATTTTAGCTTCTAATTCAGCTGGAGTTAATGAATCAACGCTCCCATATTTAATAATCTTTTGATCTATATATAAACCTGCAGCTTTACCTCTAGCAACTTCCGCATTGATAGCAGCAGACCACGCTCCTTTATTTCTAGATTCTTCCCTAAGTTTTGCAAGTTCGCTTATATGGTTCTCAAATGTAACTTCGTATTTCTGTTGGACTTCTTCTCTAAGTTCGCCAATGTATTTAGCAAGTAATGGAAACTTTCTAGGATTACGTAATTCAGAAGCTGTTATTCTAGCTCTGTCTTCTTCGTATCCTGCTTGTCTTGCGCATTCAGTTGCTGTTAATCTACCTTCATTGTAAACTAGTAGTTCAGCAAATTTTATTTGCATCGGAGTTAATTGTTTTGGAACACCCATATATTGACAAATATCGTAACAATGAGTATATGTCAATCGGGGCTGGCTTACGAGAAGATGAAAGATTTTTGCCTTCAGATACTGAGCCCCATTTAAAAAGGTATGATCAATAGTAAAACATTATTAGACGTATTATCTAGACTTCTTAAAAAATCAGAAGCCGCTTCTAATGCAAGAATCCAGGTCCAAATGCCTAACGGCGATCTTCATGACATTACAGAAATTAAATTAATGGAAAACATGGTTATTGGTCAACTTGAAACTCATAGATTGGTATTAAAAACAGAACCTCAAAGACATAAAATGTCTAAAGTTATAAGATCAAATCAGATTGTATAGGTTACGTTGAAACCAGAATCTAAATTTTGGAAAGAAGTTAAGAAAAATACTCCTAAAATTTCTTGGACTAGACTTGAATCTTGGGCTTCTTTTGGCGTTCCGGATTTATTAGGATACCACGAATCTTGTGGTTTCTTTATGGTTGAGCTCAAAGTAGCTACAGGTAACAAAATAAGACTTTCACCGCATCAAATTATGTTTCATACGATACATTCTAAACGCAATTTTATCTTAGTAAAAGCCGACGCTCCGCGTTCCATAAAACTTTATGAAAGCTCCGAAATTAACAATCTACGATCCGATATCCGCAAAGCAAAAATCGCAGCCCAAGATAATTGGACTGCGATTCAAGCTAAGCTATTAGGGGAAACTACCAACGTCCTTTAGTCTTCCGCGATCCGCGGTACTTCTTATCAAAATCGTCTTTATCGTTCATATCTCTGCTAATCGCATACCAATAGAACAGCGCTGCGATGATGGCGGATATACAAACGCCTGACATAACAATATCGTATAAGTTTTCTAGTATATTAATCATGTTATCCTTTCTATTATTATGAACCAGTTATTAGGGGAGCTCATGGTTCAGGAGCAACTAATATATATTCCCATAACAACAATAAGTCAACAATAAATATTTCTAAACGAATCACGATTCAAGATCAACGGACCGCGATAAGTCAATGCGACATATTGTCGCAGGCGCGCCTGGCTTAATACAACCTACGGTTGTAAACGTAGGTGTGCGGTATCCTACCAAGATATAATCAATTCTCATTCTGATTAGTATTAGTATCTTCTCAAACCTGTAATAGAATATCCCATACTATTAATAATAAGTCAAACGATATAGCTGCGACATAATGTCGCAGGTAATACAACTATAGGTTGTGCGGCCCGGCTTCGCCGGGTTCCCGGAGAGTTAAAATTCCCCGCGCAAAAAATTCCTGGCGCTTCGCGCTTCGCGGTTCGATGCACACGGAACGCGGTAAGTCAATGCGACAAATTGTCGCACCCGGTTCCCGGGCTTCGCCCGGCTGTGATGATTATGCAACGGTGTTGCTCTAACGCAACATACAACTCTAGGTTGTGCGCCCGGCTTCGCCGGGATCCCGGAGCAGGTGAACCGCTGTTGCGGTTCACTCCCATCGCTCCGCGGATAGCGGTGCTGTTGCACCGCCCACCCCGCGTCGCGGCTCGGGCTACTGCGCCGCTGTTGCGGCGCGACGCCCGGCTTTGATCCCATTGCTATCCGTAATCGGATTCGATTTAGAAAGTCGAAAGATCTTGCTCCCCCCAGGGGGCAATCCTGGAAAAAGGGGACCCAAGACTTACCCCTAAAACCGGGTTTTAGACATAGGGGGGAGGTAAAATCGTTTTAATAATAAATATTGATATTGCCAAAAAATTTTATAAAAATTTTTACGGGTGGCTTTTTTGCAATAGAAATGTTAAATAATTATAGGTGTGAATATACTATGTCAAAAGAATTAGAATTATTAAATAAACTTCCTCCTGATGCGCGTAAGGAGTACATGAAGTATGCTATTTCTCTTTCTGAAAAAAGAGAACAAGAAAAAGTAAATAATGATTTCCTTTCTTTTGTAAAAGCAGTATGGCCAGATTTTGTAGAAGGTAAACACCATAAAAAAATTGCTGAACAATTTAATAAACTTGCAGAAGGAAAGATTAATAGATTAATTATTAATATGCCACCCAGACATACCAAGTCTGAGTTTGCATCATTCTTACTTCCTGCATGGATGATAGGTAGACAACCTAAATTAAAAATTATTCAAACAACCCATACTACAGAACTTGCAGTTAGATTTGGTAGAAAAGCAAAACATTTAATTGATAGCCAAGATTATAAAAAATTTTTTAAAACTACACTAAGAGAAGATTCACAAGCCGCGGGCCGATGGGAAACGGATCAAGGTGGTGAATACTTTGCAGCCGGTGTAGGCGGAGCAATCACAGGTCGAGGTGCGGATTTATTAATTATAGATGATCCACACTCTGAACAAGACGCTATGAATCCAGAAGCGTTGGAACGTGCTTATGAATGGTATACTTCTGGTCCAAGACAGCGATTACAGCCGGGAGGTAAAATAGTTGTGGTTATGACACGTTGGTCGTTGAAAGATCTTACCGGAGCGTTGATCGGGGCTCAGAAAAGTTTAAAATCTGATCAATGGGAAGTAATTCAGTTTCCAGCAATTCTTCCAACTAATAAACCTGTATGGCCAGAGTATTGGAAGTTATCAGAATTAGAATCAGTTAAAGCATCTTTAAGTTTACAAAAATGGAATTCACAATGGATGCAAAATCCAACTTCAGAAGAAGGTTCGATCATTAAACGTGAATGGTGGCAGAAATGGGATAAAGATTATATTCCAGATCTAGAACATGTCATACAAAGTTATGATACTGCATTCATGAAAAAAGAAACTGCCGATTATTCTGCAATTACTACCTGGGGAGTATTCTATCCAACGGAAGATAGTGGACCTAATTTAATATTATTAGATGCATTAAAGAAACGATTAGAGTTTCCAGAACTTAGACGTGAAGCTTTACAACAATATTATTATTGGAAACCTGATTCAGTGGTTGTGGAATCAAAAGCATCAGGATTACCATTAACTTATGAATTACGTAAGATGGGTATACCTGTTATCAACTTTACACCCAGCAAAGGAAATGATAAACATTCTAGGATAAACGCCGTTGCACCACTTTTTGAAAGTGGTCAAATATGGGCGCCAGAGGCGGACTTTGCAGAAGAGGTTATTGAGGAATGCGCGGCATTTCCTTTTGGAGATCATGATGACCTCGTAGACTCAATGACACAAGCATTAATGAGATTTAGACAGGGAGGATTTATAAACCATCCTGAGGATTATGAAGATGAACCAGTTATTCACGACGACAGAGAATATTACTAATGAGCACATTAACTTACGATAAAGATTTACATATTTTTTTAGATGCAGAAGGTAATCCTGCAACTCAAGAAGATAAATTAATTTGGGCAGCTCAAAACCCAGTAGTCACTTTAAAAAATGGAAAACAAGAAGTTGTAAACATAGATGAACATGCCAAAGAAATAGTTGAGCATATGAAAAAAAATAATATAGACCCATCTTTAATTCCAGATATTGCTAGCCAAATAGGTAGTGGTCAAAGCGCTCAGGATATAATAGCTAATCTATTTAAACCTAAAATCCCTGTACAAATGCCAGAACAAAATGTACAAGAACCTTTACAATCACCTGATGTAATAATTGGGAAACAACCAACGGATATAACAACCGAAGATCAAAACGATGGATACTAGAGAATTTAATAAATTATATAATAATATTCGTAATCCTTATGATGAGGAAGATAATCAATCTATGGAGTTTGGTCAAAATATAAAAACAATTCCAACAGGATTTTCATTTGGAATGAATCCACCAACTCTTCCAACTTCTAAACCAGGTGAAGAACCTGTATCAGGTAATTTTCGTGATTTTAAAACCATGATGTCAAATATTAATCCTCAACTAGGTTATACAGATTCTAATTACGGAGCAAATATTTCTGGAATTATGAATCCATCTATTAATGCACCAAAGAGTTATTCAGCAGATGCTTACTATGGTCCAGAACAAGGAAGATATAATTTAGGAATTACTACAATACCAACTGCAAATGCTAGACAGTTAAGAGCAGGATATGAAGGTCCTTATGGTAATATAAGTTTTGGTGCATCTAAAGATCCAATGAACAAAAATGTAATGCTTAATTATTCTAATAGCTTTGCGGATGGTGGAAATGTTGTTTCTAAAATTAAAGCAAATGATCCAAATGCAGCACCTCTTATGAATACTCCAGCAGGACTTGTAATAACTTCTGTTAAACCAACTCAAAAAGAAATAGATGATTTTGTAAATCAACCTATTGCAATGGGACTACCAATACCTGTAAATGAATTTTTATCTGGAGAAAATTATCAAGATTATGTTAGAAGAAAACGTAGAGAAACTGGACCACCATTATTTTCAGGATCACCTGATTTTATTGCAACAAATCCTTCATCACCTGTGCAACCAATAAATATGCCAATGAATTCATATTTAACACCAACACAATCTATTTATGCAACTTCTGATAATAAAATTGCTAAAGCATTAAATACTGCTGGATTTACAGATTTAGAAATTAAACAAATAATGGATGAAAGAGGTTATGCTGATGGTGGAGATGTTGGCTATCAATATGGAGGTGGTGCAATTGGATATTCAGAAGGAGGTTTAGCTCCTATTACAGCTGGGATGCCTATTGCTCCTGGTTATGCTAGAGGTGGTTACATTAGTCAAGGTCAACCAGTTAATACAGATTTGACAAGAACTATTCCACCTGTTAGAGGTCCTATGTCTCAAGGTGTTGAAACATTATTCAAAAGAAGGTATAGTTAGTCATGGCTGATATAGATAAGGCGTTGCCTAATACATTAATGGATAACGCACAAGTTCCAAGTCAAGGCGTTGATCAAACAATTCAAGAACCACAAGTAGTACCAACTGAAGGTGCTCAAGTAATTCCAACCGAAGATGGTGGAGCAGAAATTTCTTTTGAACCACAAATGCAAGCTCAAGAAGGTGGACAAAATCACGATGCAAACTTAGCAGAATTTTTAGATGATAGTATACTTGGAGAAATTGGATCAGACCTTCAAGAAAAATATACAGATTATAAATCATCAAGACAAGATTGGGAAAAAACTTATGTAAATGGATTAGATCTTTTAGGATTTAATTATAAAACAAGAACACAACCATTTAGAAATGCATCTGGTGTAACTCATCCAGTTCTTGCAGAAGCAGTAACACAATTTCAAGCACAAGCTTACAAAGAATTATTACCAGCATCAGGTCCTGTTAGAACTGAAATTTTAGGATTGTCTGATCGTAATAAAGAAGATCAAGCAACTCGAGTTAAAGATTTCATGAACTATCAAATTATGAATGTCATGAAAGAATATGAACCTGAGTTTGATCAAATGTTATTTTATTTACCATTATCAGGATCTACATTTAAAAAAGTTTATTACGATGCAATGTTACAAAGAGCTGTATCTAAATTTATTCCAGCCGATGATTTAATAGTTCCTTACACTGCAACTTCATTAGAAGATGCTGAAGCAATCATTCATGTAATTAAAGTTTCTGAAAATGAATTAAAGAAACAACAAGTATCAGGATTTTATAAAGATGTTGATTTAGGGGAACCACCACTACAACAAAATGATGTTGAGAAAAAACAATTAGAATTACAAGGTATTAGAGTTTCTAAACAAGCAGATGTTTATACATTATTAGAATGTCATGTTGATTTAGATATAGAAGGATTTGAGGATAAAGATCCTCAAACTGGTGAGCCCACAGGAATTAAACTTCCATACGTTGTAACTATTGAAGAAGGTTCAATGGAAGTTCTTTCAATAAAACGTAATTATAAAGCTAATGATTCATTAAAAAGAAAAATAAATTATTTTGTACATTTCAAATTTTTACCAGGACTTGGATTCTATGGATTTGGTTTAATTCATATGATTGGTGGTTTATCAAGAACTGCAACACAAGCTTTAAGACAATTATTAGATGCAGGAACTTTAGCTAACTTACCATCTGGATTTAAGATGCGAGGTATTAGAGTTAGAGATGATGCACAACCAATTCAACCAGGGGAATTTAGAGATGTAGATGCACCAGGTGGAAATTTAAGAGATGCATTTTTACCATTACCATTTAAAGGACCCGATGCAACATTATTACAATTGATGGGTATTGTGGTTCAAGCAGGTCAACGCTTCGCGAGCATCGCAGATGCACAAGTGGGCGATATGAACCAACAGGCAGCCGTGGGTACTACTATGGCGCTATTGGAGCGCGGATCGCGAGTGATGTCTGCTATTCATAAACGATTATACTCAGCTCTTAAAAATGAATTTTCATTATTAGCAAATGTATTCTCAACTTACTTACCACCAGTTTATCCATACGATGTTGTTGGTGGTCAGAGACAAATTAAACAATTAGACTTTGATGATAAAGTAGATGTTCTTCCAGTTGCAGATCCAAATATATTTTCACAAACACAAAGAATTGGTTTAGCACAAACACAATTACAACTTGCTCAATCTAATCCACAGATTCATGATTTGTATCAAGCATATAGATCTATGTATGAAGCGATTGGTATAAAAAATATTGATTTAATATTACCACCTCCTCAACAACCACAACCAATGGATCCAGCATTAGAACATATTGCTTCAATGACAGGTGCTCCGTTCCAAGCATTTGCTGGTCAAGATCATAAAGCTCACATTGATGCGCATTTAAATTATTTACAATTAAATTCAGTTAGAAATAATCCAATTTCAGTTGCTTCAATTCAAAGAAATATTGTTCAACACATTTCTTTAATGGCACAAGAACAAGTTCAAATAGAGTTTGTACAAGAATTACAACAAATACCTATGTTACAACAACAGGCACAAATGAATCCACAAGCTTTACAACAAATTCAAAAAATTATGAGCCAAATTGAATCAAGAAAAGCTAAGTTGATAGCTGAGATGACTAAAGAATTCGCTGATGAGGAGAATAAAGTTATAGGTCAATTTGATTCTGACCCATTAATCAAGTTAAAAGCACGTGAAATTGACTTAAGAGCTTCAGAAAATGAGCAAAAACGCAAAGAAGCTGAAGATAGACTAGCTTTAGATAAGATGAAAGCACTAATGAATCAAAATAATGATGAGAATAAGCTTGAACAAAATGAAAATTTAGCTAAACTAAGGGCTGGAGTAAGTCTTGCAAAGCAAGGAATACAACAAACTAAAATAACGGGTATATAAATGAAAAAAAATCTAGATAAAGTTAAAAAAGTAATGCACGAATTTAAAGCAGGTGAGTTACATTCTGGAAATAAAAAAGGACCTGTTGTTAAAAATAGAAAACAAGCGATCGCAATCGCATTATCGGAGGCAAATATGTCTAAGTCTAAAAAAGGATACGCAACAGGTGGAATGGTTAAAGGCAATGAAGATTCATCTTCTGCTTACGGCACACAAGTAGGTGATCATAATAAATTTTTAAATTCTGATGGTTATAAAAAAGGTGGAATTGATGTTGAAATGACTAGTAAAGATGAAACTCAAGAACAACCTGTAAAAGGTCAAAGAAGAATGTTACCGGAGAAAAAAACAAAAGCTAAGTGGTTCTAATATGGTTAAAGCAAAAAAAATAAAAGGAAGAACAGAACCTCTTTTACCAGGAGTTGATCAAGGTGTTGAAATTGAAACAGAAGGTGGTTACGATATACCTGAAGAAATTTCAAATCCAAAAGGTAAATCTGGTTACGGAAATATATTAGGGACACCTATTGATAGGGCACCTGGTTTATATCAAGGTGAACCTATGAATTTAAAAAAAGGTGGATTAGTAAAAGGCGTTGGAATAGCAAAAAGAGGATTTAGACCAGCTAAAAAATATTAACATGTTACCAATGCTTGGAGCTATTGCACCATTAGCTAAAATTCTTTTTAGTACAATTGAAAAAGCAGTTCCAGACAGAGATTTACAAGAGAAATTAAAAGCTCAACTTAATCAACAATTACTACAAT